GTCGAGGGCCTGTCGTCGATCTGGCAGTCCAAGGACACGATCCGCGTTGCCGAATACTGGGAGCGCACGCGGGAAGAGCGCGAAATCCTGCTGCTCAACGACGGCTCCGTGGTGGAGGCATCCAAGGCCACGCCGGAAATCGACGCGCTTGTTGTGAGCCGCCGTACCTCGCCGCGCTGGAAGGTCATGTACTACCTGTGCTCTGGCGGCGAGGTGCTGGAGAGCAAGGAGTGGGCAGGCAAGTACATCCCTGTCGTGCCGGTGTATGGCGACGAGCTCAACATCGACGGCAAGGTGCATCGCAAAGGCCTGATCCGCAATGCGAAAGACCCGCAGCGGATGTACAACTACTGGCGCACGGCGGCCACCGAGATGGTGGCGCTTGCACCGAAGACGCCGTACAAGGTAACGCCGCGGCAGGTCGAGAACCTGGAAGGTCAGTGGGCCGAGGCCAACAGCGAGACGGCGCCGTACCTGCTCTACCACCCGGACCCGCAGGCCCCGCCGCCGATGCGCGAGCCGCCCGTCCCCGTGCCGGCAGGCATCGTCACCGAGGCGCAGATCGCCACGGACGACCTCAAGGCCACGACGGGCATCTACGACGCATCGCTCGGCGCCAAGAGCAACGAGACGTCCGGCCGGGCGATCATTGCCCGCAGCCGGCAGGCCGAGACCGCCAACTTCCAGTACGTCGACAACCTGTCGCGCGCCATCTCGCAGGTTGCGCGCATCCTGGTTGACCTGATCCCGAAGATCTACGACACCGCCCGGGTGGTGCGCGTGCTCGGCGATGACGGCAAGGAGCAGGTGGTCGGCATCAACCAGCCGACCGTCATCGACGGCACACAGCGCGTCCTGAACGACCTGTCCTTGGGCCGGTACGACGTGGTCGTGACCGTGGGGCCGTCGTACGCCACGAAGCGCATCGAGGCTGCCGACAGCCTGATGCAGTTCGCCCAGGCGGTCCCTGGTGCAGCCGCACTCATGGCCGACCTGATCGCCAAGAACATGGACTGGCCCGGTGCCGACCAGATCGCCGACCGCCTGCATCTGCTGCTCCCAGAGCCGGTGCGCAACAAAGAGCAGGAGGGCGCAGACCCGGTGGCTGCCGCGGTCAAGGCTGCTCAGGAGCAGATGCTGCCCGTCCTGCAGGCGGCCGAGCAGAAGATCGTAGCCCTGCAGCAGCAGGTCGGTGACAAGCAGGCAGACATGGAACTGCAGGCCGCAGAGCTTGCCCTCAAGAACCGCGAACTGGACATCAAGGCCTACGACGCCGAGACCAAGCGCATGGCAGCCGAGGCGAGTGCAGCGGTCGACATGGCAGAGCTGGCCGGCATCCGCGACGAGCTGTCTGGCTTGCGCGAGCTGATCACCAATATTCAAGGCGGCGCCTTGGTAATTGACGGGAATATTCCCGCCTGACGCGCTGCTGACCGAACCAAGGGCCTACGGGCCATTTTTTGTTGCCCTACCGGTGGGGTTCACCGGGCTACAACCGCCAGAAGGGGCGCCACGATGACCAACGAACTGCAAGACCAGAACACGGCCGATCAAGAACAGGCCGCCGCCGCTGAAACGCACGAAGCACCGGAGGCAGATGCCGCGGTTGCGGAGGGCGAGGACACGGGGGAAGCAGCGAACCCCGATCAACAGGACGATGCTCCTGAATCCGCGCGCAAGAACAAGGGCGTGGGCAAACGCATCAACGAGCTGACCCGCGAGAAGCATGAGGCCAAGCGCAGAGAAGAAGCTGCGCAGCGCGAGGCGGAGTACTGGAAGAAGGTGGCGCTGGAGAAGGGTGGTGACCGCGAGGAACCCGCCAAGCCTGCAGCAGCACCCGAGGCCGGAGCCAAGCCCAGGGCCGAAGACTTCGAGAACTATGCCGACTTCATCGAGGCGCTGACCGACTGGAAGACCGAAGAACGCGAGCGCCAGCGTGCAAACGCTGCCCGCGTCCAGGCCGCCCAGCAGGAACAGCGGCGCACGCAGGAGTCACTGGCACAGAAGATCGAGAGCGCGCGGGAGCGGTTCGAGGATTTCGACGATGTCGTCGGCAATCCGGACCTTCCGATCACTGACCACATGGCGCAGGCCATCGCGCTCAGTGACGTTGGGGCGGACGTTGCCTACCACCTCGGAAAGAATCCGAAAGAAGCGGCGCGCATCGCATCGCTCCACCCCGCAGCACAGGCTGTCGAGATCGGCAAGCTGGGGGTCGAGCTGGGGCTGCGCGCCAAGCAGAAAACCGTGTCCAAGGCGCCACCGCCCGTCCAGTCCCGTGTCACCGGTTCGTCCGGGGTCCAGAAAGACCCCGACCAGATGACCACGGCTGAATGGATGGCATGGCGCAACGCCAATCCCTGACGAGGTATCACCATGAGCAACGCCATCCTGACCCCCACCGCGGTCACCCGCGAATCCCTGCGCGTTCTGCATGCCGAGTCCGGCATGATCCCGCACGTCACCCGTTCCTATGACGACCAGTTCGCCGCCTCCGGCGGTTCGGCTGGCGGCAAGATCGGCCCGAGCCTGAAGATCCGCAAGCCGAACAAGTACACCGTTCGCAGCGGCAAGCCGATCAACGTGCAGGACACCACCGAGGATTCGGTGACCCTGACCGTCTCCACCCAGAAGGGTGTGGACATGACCTTCGACTCCAGCGAGCTGACCCTGTCGATCCAGGACTTCAGCAAGCGCTTCATCACGCCGGCTGTTTCCGCGCTGGCCGCCGACATCGACAGCGACCTGTTCAGCCTCTACAAGGACGTGTACAACCTGGTCGGCTCGCCCGGCACGGTGCCGAACACCGCGCTGGTGTACCTGCAGGCCGGCCAGTACCTGAACGAGTCGCTGTGCCCGATGAGCGGCCGCGTGGTCGCGTTCAACCCGGCCGCCCAGGCCAACACCGTCGATGCGCTCAAGGGCCTGTTCGCCCCGGGCGACAAGATCGGCAAGCAGTACGCCAAGGGCGAGATGGGCGAGGCGCTGGGCTTCAAGTTCGTCATGAGCCAGAACGTCCGCGCGCACACCTGCGGCACCCGCGACAACACCACCCCGCTGACCAACGCCGTCACGGCGCAGACCGGCTCCAGCCTGATCATCGACGGCCTGGACGCCAACGTGACCATCACGGTCGGCGACGTGTTCACCATCGACGGTGTCTACATGGTGCACCCGGAGACCAAGGAGTCGCTGGGCCGCCTGCAGCAGTTCGTGGTGACCGCCGCCGAGACCGCCGACGGCTCGGGCAACGCCACGCTGGAGATCAGCCCGTCGATCATCGCCAGCGGCGCCACGCAGAACGTCAGCAACGGGGCAGCCAACGACAAGGCCATCACCTTCGTCGGCACGGCCAGCACCGCCTACGCGCAGAACATGGCCTTCCACCCGGAAGCCTTCGCTCTCGCCACGGCGGACCTGATCCTGCCGAAGGGCGTGCACTTCGCTGGCCGCGAGGTGTACGACGGCGTGTCGATGCGCGTCATCCAGGCGTACGACATCAACAACGACGTCATGCCCTGCCGTATCGACATCCTGTACGGCAAGGTGACCCTGGACGCAGCCAAGGCCTGCCGCATCACGGCCTGACGCTGACCGCAACGTGAGAGAGGGGGCTTCGGCCCCCTTTCCTTTTCGCAATTCCGAACGAGGAAACAAAAATGGCAGTCGAACAAATCGGCAAAGAAGGCCCGGACGGCATGCAGCTCGGCGCCGCCAGCACCTCGCTGGTTGGCTTCCACGGTGCAACCCCGACCGACCAGGGCGCCGCCCTGACCGCGCAGCTCACGACGATCACCCCGGCCGACGCCGCGGGCACGCCGGACTACGCCATCGCGGCGATCACCAGCTCCACCCCCTACGGCTTCGCGTCCGCGCAGGAAGCGATCACGGTCCTGTACGTGATCAAGAACCTGCAGGAGCGCCTGGCCGAGGTCGAGGCTCGCCTCGAAGAGAAGGGCGTGATCGCGGCCAACTAAGGCCGCACCCGACGCGCCCGGCTCCGGCCGGGCCGTCACCAATTCCACGGGAGCTTGAGAGATGGCGGTAATCCGACTGACACATCCGATCCACGGCTCGTACATCGAGTCGAGCGAGGCGGCCGCCGAGAAGGCGGTGGCCAACGGGTGGTCGCGCGACGATGCACCCGCTGAGCAGGCTCAGGCTCCCCGCAAGCGCCGTAAGCGCGCCGAGCAGGTAGGCGACGATGACGACCGTAACTGACCTGCTGACCGACTCGCTGCGCACGATCAATGCCGTCGATGCGGTAGAGACCCCGAGCGCCGACGCGCTGGCCACGGCCCTGCGCCGCCTGAACGGCGTGATCAAGGAGTTCTCCATCTACCGGGGGCTCGCGCCTTACCAGGTGACCGAGACGTTCAACGTCACGGGCGGCGACGGCAGCTATACGTTCGCCTCCGGCTCCGACTGGGACAGCGCCCGTCCGACGCGCATCGAGAGCGCCTACTACACGCTCAACGGCGTGGACTACAGCCTCGACATCCATCTCGGGCTGGAGGAATACAACGAGATCTACCCCAAGACGGTCCAGGGCACGCCGGCAGACCTGTACTTCGACCCGCAGATCACGCCGGTCGTGAAGCTGTGGCCGGTCCCGGCATCGTCCGGCACCGTGACGGTGACGTCCTGGAAGCCGCTGTCCGAATACACGAGCGGCGCGACGACGATCACGCTGCCGGGCTACTGGGAAGAGCTGCTGATGCTCGGCACGGCGATTGCTCTTGCCCCGCAGTACGGCAAGTCGCCCGACCCGATCACGGTGGAGCGGTACAGCGGCATGCGCGCCCATCTGCGCGCCATGTTGTCGCGCCCGGTGCGCTCGACCTTCGGCGACATGCCGATGGGCTCCGACACCTACGACATCGATTCCGACCGGGCTGGCTGATGGCTGTCTTCAACCTGATCGCCGACGCCGGCCCGGCGCGGTCGCTGCCGGCCAGCGCGCAGCGGCTGGTCAACCTGTTCCCCGAGAAGATCGGCGACCAGATCGTGCTGTACGGCACCCCGGGCCTGCGCCTGCTGGCCACCGTCGGGAATGGCCCGATCCGCGGCATGTTCCCGGAAGGCGGCGTGCTCTACGTCGTTTCCGGCGACACCGTCTACTCGGTGGACTCTGCATGGGCGGCAACATCGCTGGGCACCATCGGCACCAGCAGCGGCCCGGCCTACATGGACAGCAACGGCGTCGAGCTGCTCATCACCGACGGCTCGGACGATAGCTACATCGTGACGCTGGCCACCGCCACGCTGGCCGCCATCACTGACGCGGATTGGCCGGGCGCCGGTCGGAACGGATTCATCGACGGCCGGTTCGTGTTCAACGATCCGGACACCGGTCGGTTCTACGCCACCGACGCGTACGATGGCGGGTCCATCGACGGGCTGTCTTTCGCCACGGCAGAGGGCGGCCCGGACAACCTGGTCGGCCTGATCGTCGACCATCGAGAGGTCTGGCTGTTCGGCGAGCTGACCACCGAGGTCTGGTACAACGCCGGATCCACCGGCTTTCCGTTCGAGCGCATCAACGGCGCCTACATCGAGCACGGGTGCGCCGCGGCTGGCTCCATCATGAAGATGGACAACACGGTCTATTGGCTCGGCAAGGACGCGCGCGGCAAGGGAACGGTGTGGCGTGCGTCGGGGTATTCCCCGGAGCGAATCAGCGATCCGGTGCTGGAGTACCACATCAGCAACTACGCCGACGTGTCGGACGCCGTTGCCTGGGGCTACCAGCAGGACGGGCATGCGTTCTACGTCCTGAGCTTCCCGACGGCCGACGTGACGTGGTGCTACGACGCGACAACCGGCCGCTGGCATGAGCGGTCCTACCGCAACCCGACCGATGGGTCGCTGTCTCGCCACCGCGGCAACTGCCATGCGTTTTTCAACGACACCCATGTCGTTGGCGACTGGGAGAACGGCAAGCTCTACGCGCTGGAGATGGCCACCTACACGGACAACACCGAGCTGATTTCCCGGAAGGTCGTCGGTCAGCACATCAATTCGGACGGCGGCCGCGTGTTCTACAACGAGCTCGAAGTTCTGATGGAGACCGGCGTCGGCCTGACCAGCGGCAACGGCTCCGACCCGCAGGTGATTCTGCGGCACAGCAACGATGGCGGCCGCACCTGGTCGTCCGAGCGGACGGCTTCGGCCGGCAAGATCGGCGAGTACGAGCGCCGCGTGCGCTGGCTGAACCTCGGCTCTGCCTTCCAGCGCACCTTTGAGCTGTCGATCGCCGAGCCGGTCAAGGTCGCCCTGCGTGCTGTTCTGCTGAGGTACGGCAAGGGTGGCTGAGTTCCGTTTCAACGAACGCGACTTGCAGCGGGCCGGGTTCCCGGAGTCTGCCATCCATACGCTGCGGCGCATTGCCGCCGTGCTTGGCGATGGTCTGGACGGCGCCACGCTGACTAGCCTGCAGCAGCAGATCGACGATCTGTCGGACGACGTGGCAGACCTTGGCGGAATCGCCACCGACGTGCAGCTCGCCGGAATCCGGCAGCGGCTGACCCGCCTCGAAAACATTCCGGCCAGGCTCGACGCCATTGAGGCGCGGCTGGCACTTGGGGGCCTGTGATGCCATCGATCGATTACGTGAAGTTGTTCAGCCCGGCCCAGCTCGGGACGTCAGCCGCAACCTATTACACCGTCGCCAGCGGCAAGCAGTTGCGCAACGCCGTCCTCCAGTTCGCCAATACGACCGGTGGTGCAGTGACCGTGACCGCGTATGCCATCGACAGCGGCGGCTCGGCTTCCGACTCAAACGCCATCATCAAGGGCAAGAGCATTGCGGGCGGCGACACGCTGACGGTGTCTGTCCCCGTGATGGATGGCGGCAGCGTGCTGCAGGCTCTGGCCAGCGCAGGAACCTCGATCACGATCTGCGCGCTTGACGGGATGCTGGTCACGCCGTGAGTCCGCTGGAGGCCGCGTGGGAAGCCTGCGACAGGCCTTGCGCGCTGGAGGCATGGCTGGCCGCGTTCGCCGCCTGGGAGGTCATCCCGGTGCGCGTGGGCGGCGAGTTGGCAGGCGCCGTGCTGGCCAACGGGCCGGAGATTCACGTCGCAATCCTGCCGGCGTACCGCAAGCGCTGGTTCTCGCCGTCGCTGTGGCGCTCGCTGTTTGTCGAGCGGGCAGGGCGGTACGGCTTCGTTACCACCAAAGTGGCCCGCCATCGGTCTGACGAGTTCGTCAGGCGGTGCGGGTTTGTTCCGGTGTCGCATGGCGACCCGGTCGAGTACGTGAGGTACGCAGATGCGTAAGACCTACCTGTCACGCCACGATAGCCGCCGGGCATCGCTGGATCACCCGGTTGGCGATGCCACTGGGGGAGCCGCCTACGGCGAGCGCAACGACCCGACCACTGCCTTTGCCATTGGCGGGGCAAACCTTGCCGGTGCGGCCCTTTCCTACGACGCGGCCGGCGATGCGGCGGACGCCACCGAGAACGCTGCGGCGTTGACCGCAGAGGCCAACCTCAAGGCATCCCGTGAGGCCAATGCGCTCACGCGCATGATGTACAACCGCAACCGCCGCGACATGCAGCCGTGGCGTCAGGCTGGCCGGCAGGGCCTCAACCGATTGCTCAACCTGTACGGGTTCCGCGGAGATGACAAGGCGGCAGCGGCGCTGGAACTCGACCCTGGCTACCAGTTCCGTCTGCGCGAGGGCATGGGCGCCATCGAGAACAGTGCGGCCGCACGCGGTGGCCTGCTCTCCGGCAATACCGCCCGCGCCATCGAGGGCTTCGGGCAGGACTACGCCAGCAGCGAGTTCGCCAACGTGGCGAACCGCCTCGCTGGCCTCTCCGGTGTTGGCCAGTCGGTGACGCAGAACATCGGCACCTCGGGCATGAACGCCGCCAGCCAGATCGGCGGCAACACGATGAACGCCGCCCAGCTCGCCGGGCAGAGCCGCATGACGGCCGCAGAGGCGCGCGGCAATGCCGGCATCGCCCAGGCGAACACGTTCAACAACCTCATCAGCTCCGGCACTGACCTCTACACGACCAACGCGCTGCTCAAGAACAACGGCTACGCGGGGATCTTCTGACATGCCGAATTTCAACGCCTTGATGCCCGGCCCGAGCTTCGACATCGGCAACTCGATCAAGAACGCCAACTCGCTGGCCGGCATGATCGATGCCCGCAAGGAGCGGGAGCGCGTGGCAGGTGCGGAGAACGCCCTGCGGCAATACGTGCAGGCCGCGGACGAGCCCACCCGCAAGAACGCGATGATGGAGCTGGCGAACTTCGACCCGGAGGCCACGCTCAAGGTGCGCGGGGCCGAGGAGGATGCAACGCGCCAGCGCGTGACCGATGGGCTGCAGTTGCTGTCCGGCGTGAAGGACCAGCCGTCGTGGGAGGCCGCCATCCGGACGTACACCTACCTGCACCCGGGCGCCGACGTTTCGCACCTGCCTGCCGAGTACAGCCCGGCAGTGGTTGGCCAGATGCGCCAGCAGCTTGAGGGCATCGTTGGCGCGCGCGGCGCATCGTCTACCGCTCGCCCGGTGGCCATCCCGGACTCCATCGGCCCCGACGGCCAGGTCGGCACGACCCTGAAGTACGCCGATGGCACCGAGGAATTCGTGCCGCAGACCGGCCGGGCGAAGGAGAAGGTCGGTGCTATCCCGGCCGGCTACCGGCTGGTGAACGGAAGGCTGGAGCGTATCCCTGGCGCCGACGAGGCGCTGGTCGATAAGGATGCTGTTCGCAGGATGCAGCAGGCTGGCGATGCGGCAACTGAGCTGATGTCGCTGGAGCAAGCACTCATGCAGCTCCCCGAGGCTCCGATCCTGCTCAAGTTGGAAAACGCCAAGGCGTATTTCGGTCAGGGAGACCCGAAATTGCAGCAGGCGCTCGGAAATATTGCCCGCATTTCCGGGAAGATGCTTGCGTATGTTGAGCGGCTTCCGGGCGCGGCAACCGACAAGGATCGGGAGGACTTCAAGGCGTCTGCTGGCGTCATGTCCGACGAAACGAAGCCGACGTCGCAGAGGCTGGCGGCGGCCAGGTCTGCGCGCGCGAGCTTTGAGCGCATTCTCGAAAAGGAGAGGGCGGCTCTTGGAGATGCGGCCCTGCCCGGCAACGTGGTCACCCAGCCGACGAGTCAGCCGGAGCAGAACCGGCCCCCGCTGAAATCGCTCATCCAGAGGCCCTGACATGACCGAAGCAGCACGCATCAAGGCGATGACGGCCGACGTCCTGACCGCCCGCAAGGCCGGCTATTCCGACGCGGAGATTGCCGACTACCTTGGCGGCGAGTACGGATTCAACGTGACCGAGGCCCGCGGTGCCGGCATGGGCGATGCCGACATCATCAGCGAGATCGTCACCTACACCGAGCCGGCCAAGACCAAGGGCGAGATCGCGCAGCAGGCCAGCGACGAGGCGTGGCGGAAGATCACGTCGCGCTCGCCTGGCGAAGGCGTCGTGCCGTCCATCGCGCGCGGTGCTCGGCAAGGGATGATCCAGGTCGGCAAGGGCGCCTCCGACTTCGTGACCGGCGTGAAGCAACTGGCCGCCGATGTGGCGCCCGGCATGGAGGACGCCGAGACCAGCCTGCGCAACGAGGCGAACGTCTCGGCCGAGATGGGCGCACCGCTGGCGGACAAGCCGGCCGGCACTGTCGGCCCAGTTGCCGGTGGTGTCGCCGCGAGCGTGCCTGTTGGATTGGCCCTGCGCCCGGTGGTTGCCGCCATACCGGCAGCGCGCCGACTGGCTGCTCCGAAGGCAACCGTCGCTGGCCGTGTCGCCCAAGGCTCCGCCATGGGGGCGGCCTACGGTGCGGCAGCACCGGTCACGGACGAGAACAGCCGTACCGGGAACATGGCCATGGGTACCGTTGCCGGCGCTGCAGGCGCGGGTGTTGGCGAGGCTGTTGGCCGGGTCATCACGCCGATTGCCCGCGCAGCCAACCCGGCGCTGGAGCGCGCAGTGCGTGGCGCCGAGCGTCTCGGCCTGCGCCTGACGGCTGGCCAGCGCACCGGCTCTGCCGCCCTACAGAAGATGGAAGCGTCCCTCGAATCGACGCCGTTCACTGCCGGCCCGATGGCAGCCCTGAAGGAGGGCAACCAGCAGGCCATCAACCGGTCTGTCGCACGTGCCATCGGCGAGAACGCCGACAACCTGAGTGAGGGAGTCATCGACCGCGCCTTTGTCCGCATCGGCGGCGTGTTCGACAAGCTCACCAAGGGCCGCGACATCCCGCTCGACGATGCGTTCGTCGGCCGGCTGGCCGAGATCGAGCGGCAGTACCAGGGTGTCTGGTCGTCGCTCAAGAGCGACAAGCTCGGCGCCGTGCTGGACGACGCGCTCAACGCAGCCGTCAAGGGCAAGTTGTCCGGGGCCGAGTACCAGGCAGTGCGCTCGCGTCTTGACCAGGTTGCTCGCGGGATGTCGCGCGCAGAAGGTGCTGACCGCGAGACGATGCTGGCGCTGTACGCAGTCAAGGACGCCATCGACGATGCGGCGGCTAGGGCACTGCCGAAGGCGCAGCAGGCAGAACTCAACCTCGCGCGTCGGCAGTACCGCGACCTCATCAACACCGTGCGCTCCGGCGCTGTTGACCCAGCGACCGGCAACGTCTCCGGCCGCAAGCTGGCGAATGCCCTGACGCGCCGGGACATGACCGGCATGGTGCGCGGCCGCAACACGTCCGACATGTACGAGGCCGCCCGGGCCAGCCGGCGGTTCGCTCCGGTGGTCGGTGATTCCGGCACCGCCACGCGCATGAGTGTGCCCGCTGCCGTGGCCGGGCAGGCCGGCATCAGCGGTGGAGCGATCCTGGCCGGGGTTGACCCGATGACCGCGCTGCTTGCCCCGGCCGCCGTTGCCGGCAGCGCCAACGCGCTGACGCGGCTGTACACCTCGCGCCCTGCCACCAACTACCTGTCCAACCAGCTCCTCAACGAGTCCGCACGCAACGCCCTGACCCGCTCGGGTGCGTTGCTGGCTGCTCCCTAACCGAGAGACGACATGAAACGCATCAAATTCGTTGTGCCTGCCAACGCGACGGTATCGCAGACTGTCAACTTGGCCGACTGGGGCTTCCCGAGCGGCGACATCGCCCGGTGCGCGCTGGCTGCGCTGGAGTGCCCGGCAACGCTCACCAGCACCGCGGCGCAGATCGAGGAGAGCACCGACAACAGCGCATGGCTGGTGTGCTCGCCGAGCGGCACGGCAGACTCGCTGACTGTCGGCAGCGCGGACGGCAACAGCGTGCGCAAGAAGATCCCGCTTGACCCGACGCGCTACTACACCTGCGGGAAGTACCTGCGCCTGCGCATGGGCAGCTCCGAGGCTGCCGAGCGCGTGATTTACCTCTGGGTGTCGGAAGTGTCCTGACCGTCCAGGGCCTCGCTCTTTCGCACGCGCAGCAGCGCGGTCTTGATCTTGCCATCCGGCAGCAGGACGTACACGAGCCAGTGGATGGCCTTCGGGATTAGCCACCCGATGACGCCGACGACGGCAAAGATCATCACGTAGTCGAACACCGTCAGCCCGTCCGCGGGCTTGAGCGCTTCCGGGTTTTTCAGCCCGTACCACACGAACCAGAACCCGACCAGTCCGGCGACCGTCGCCACGGACTGCTTTTCGCTGTCTGTCAGTTTCCTCACGAGGAACCCCCTCCAATGACGACCACGCTGTTGATCAACCCGAAGATCCAGTTCTTCGACGCCTCCGGGGCTCCGCTCGCAGGCGGCAAGGTCTACACCTACGAACCCGGTACCACGACCCCGAAGGACAGCTACACCGACAGCACGGGGGGTACCGCCAATGCTAACCCGGTTGTCCTGGATGCGCGCGGGGAAGCCTCGATCTGGCTGGACGGCTCTTACAAGATCAAGCTGACCGACGGCGCAGACCCCGAGACCGAGATCTGGACGGTCGACAACGTGGCCACGCTGGCCGGCGCCATCGACCCGGCCAACCTCTCGTCGGCCGTCTCGGTGGCCAAGGGCGGGACTGGCCGGACGTCGGCCACCGCCGGCAACCTGCTGCTCGGTAACGGCACCTCGGCAATGACCGAGCTGGCCCCGAGCACCGCCCGCAAGGTGTGC